AAGCATGTAGGGATGCAAGAGATAGAACGTCAAGTAGATTTATGGCATGACGAAAAAACAAGAGATCAAATAAAAGCATCTAATATTGCTAGACCTGTTAGCCTTGAATACGATGAAGCTTAGACAATATCCTCCTGTCCCTGAAAGGATTCCTATTAGTAGTAATGATCAAAAAATTACTGCTGTTGTCTCAACAAGAGACTATCTTTTAAGATTAACATCACCCAAGGAAACTCCAAGGATTCCTTTAGAAGTCAGAAGAGAAGCGAGAACTTTATTAAGGCATTATCCTTTACCTACAGAAATGAAAGCAATAATGAAAGATTTCTATAGCAAGGAAAAGCAAACATCAGGCTAACGTACTGGCACAAGCCTCTTAAAACATTACATTTTGTATATAAAATAAGAAATGTTATTACAAAAACTTATTTCGTGCTAAAGACTCTTTATAGCGCTGCTGCTTTAACTTTAATAGCTGCTCCTGCTACTCTTGCAGGTCCTTATATAAACGCTGAAACTAACGGAAGTTGGACAGATAAAAAGTACACAAACGCCACAACAGACCTTCATATAGGTTATGCAGGTGCTAATGATACTGGTAAGGTCTCTTATTACGTACAAGGTGGTCCAGCATTCGTAGCTGTTAAGGACGAAGACACTGAAACTCGTCTTTCAGGAAAAGCTGGCGGAAGCATTGCAGTATCTGATTCTACAGATATCTACGGTGAAGTATCTTTCCTCACAGGTGAAGAAGAAGAAAACTTTGGTTCTGGTGGAAAGCTAGGCGTTAAGTACAGCTTCTAAATTATAGATTTTCACTAAAAACCGTTCATACTGTGCTAAGTATGGGCGGTTTTTATATGGAATTTACTCACCATGAATTTTTATATGGTAGAAAAATAGATCCAGATATTTGCGATGGATTGATTGAATATTTTGAAGAATTTCCTTTAGGAGAAACAAAGATTCCTACTCCAAGTGACGCTAAAGGTACTTGGATATGCTTAAAAAGAGAAGGGAGACTTGCTGGTCAAACTAGTCATGACAAATTAGAAAAATCGGGGAAACAATCGCTTGATTTAGGAGTACCATATTATGTTGCAGATAAAAGGATTCAAATTTTTAATAAAGAATTAAATAAAGTTTTAGACGATTATTGTCATAAATTTCCTAATTGCGAATTAGCTCATCAGCCATGGGGTAATGCACATTATGAAATGTTTAATATTCAAAAATATAAACCAAACGAAGGTTTTCGCAGGTGGCACTGTGAAAGGGCTTCAATGAATTCAAGAACAGTAACTCGTCACCTAACATGGATGACTTATTTAAATAATGTCCACAATGGAGGAGGAACGGAATGGGCTCATCAGAACTTAAAGCTTAAAGCACAAAAAGGGTTGACTGTTATATGGCCTGTGGACTGGACTTACACTCATCGTGGCATTGTTAGTCCTACTGAAACAAAATATATTGCGACTGGTTGGTTTAATTATTTACCTTCAGAAGAAACATATCAATCACCATTAAATCGTTTTAAAGATAAAAAAGGATATTTCTTTTCTAAAGACTTGTTTATACCTCAATAGTAGACGAGTGATGTCATAATACCTACTACAATAGGGAATGAATGTAATCTGTTAGAACCTTGAGATTCGCTGCAGGAGGCTTCGGTAATACGGAGGAAGATCAACGGGCTTTAGCGGCTTGGTTGTCAAGCAAACTTACTGGTGATCCGAATGCTTTTGCGGAGGACGTAGAAGGTATATTGGGAGGTTCAGCCTTGGAGGATGAAGGTATTCAACTTTTAGCTCATCACAACAATCCAAATTTAACTTCAGAAGGTAATGTTACAGCAGAAGGATTAACGAATGCAAGAGAAGCAAGTGGTGAGCCCTTTGGTGTTGGCTTTGGCGGTCCTTCAGGATCAGAATTAAAAGCTATTCAGGATGAATTAGACGCAGCAGAGGCAGTAGACGGAATATTGAATCCAGCAATACAAAGAATCCCAGTAATACCTTACGGAGCTCAAGCTGGAATGGCAGGAGATTTGATACCGCAAGCAGCAGGAGGGATGCAGAAAATGAATTTACCTTTTGAAGATGTACCTGTGCAAAATCCTTTGCTCCCTAGCATACCTCCAGGATACCAATACAATAACTACTAATGGATCCGAACAGCGGTATTGATCGAGTATTAAAAGCTGCCGACGACTGGGCAATGTCTGGTCGTAAAGGGCTCGCTGGTTCTTTAGGCTTGTTGAAAGTTGGATTAATAGCAGGAGACGAAGCTGCTAAAAGAGCTTTTAATGATATTGTTATCCTCGCTAAAGCAGGTGATGGAGCGGCTAAAAGTGTTGTTCGAAATGTATTGCTCTCTACTCAAGGAGAAGAAGCCTTTGTTCAAGCAGCTATTGACAACGTAGGGGAAGGAGAAATCAGACAAAGGTTAACTCAGCAAGGATATGATGCTGACGCTTTAGTTAATAAGCCACCAGCTTCTACTTTGAATGCTCCTGAGTCAACGAACGTAACTCCTACTGCTACTCCTCCTGACGAAGATTATGTGAATCCAGGTAGGACAAGAGATAGAAGTGAATCATATCGAATGCAAGAAGGTCTTAGAAAAGAAAGATTAAAAGAAAGAAACATAAGTCCACAAACTTTGCAAGGTGAAGTCTACAATTCGGTTATTAAAGAGTTACAAGGAGATCTTGGAGCAGCACCAGATAGTGTTTACAAGTTAAGCCCTGAACAACTTGCAGCTTTAGCAGAAGTTCAGCAGGCTTCACAAGCTGAAGAGGCTCAAATTTATGCTCAGCGAAGAGCAATGACTCCTGAGCAGGAAGCTGAATTAATGAAGAGAAGCATTAGCAATGCTCCTGGAGTTGCGGATCCATCTGTAACAATGGCTAAAGCTGATGATATAGCTCAGGCTCTAGATAAGGCTAAGCAAATGAGACCTCCAGTAATGGGTCGTTATAGAAAAGCTGCTTTATATGGAGGTGGTACGCTAGGAGCCTTGTTAGGACTTTATGGTGCAGGAGGTTTGGTTAATGCGAATCAGTACGAAAACAGAAAAGCCTAACATTAAGAAACAACATCAAAAACTTTTACGTCTTAATAAAAAGGCGGAGAAGTGCGTGACTCGTGACCAAGCACGCAAGATCCTTAAAAAAGCTCTCAAAGCACAAAACAAACTTCATGAACGAACTAGCTGACCCGTCAACACTTCAATTAGCTTTTCTATTTCCATTTCTACCTGTTATATCTGTATTCATCGTTAGCATTCTTATGCTGGGTGAATTACCTTTCAAGGACGACGATGACGACGATGACGATAGAGGTACATTAGTCCCTGCGTACTACCCAACTTAAAACGTCTACTATTAATGTAGATTAGAAAAATGAAATGGCTACTACGGCAGATAAGGAAGCTCCAAAAGAGGAAGAGAAGAAGAGCATTTTTCAAAAGATCAAGGAGAAGGTAGACGATAAAGACGAACAGTTTGAGTACATCTCAGTTCTAGTGAGACTGGTAGTAGTTGCTTGGTCCGGGGCACTAGTGACCTTAAATTATTTGCCAGAGATTCCTGGGTTGACGTCAGGGGAAAAGCAGGATATAACTTTTCCGGCGTCTCTCCTAGCTTCTTCGCTTGCAAGTTTTGGCCTGGATAAGAGTGCTAAGAAGAAAGGTGATGGAACATATGACGCTAGTGGCGATGATAAGCCTCTAAGTAAAAAGGAGATGTTGGCCTTAATGAATACAGGGGGTGGTTTCCAGACAATTCGTGTAGAAACTCCGATTAAAATCTTAGGTGCAGATGTTGTTAACTCTTCTAAAAAATCATGACCTGCGAAAACCATTCACATGTTGATGCGTCTCAAGAGACTCGTCTTACAGTACAAGCTCTAAAGATCGAAAGACTGGAAGAGAAACAGGATGAGTTACGTGAACGGCTTAAGGCTGTAGAAAAATGGGTCATAGGTGCCGCAGCAGTATTAGCCGCTGGCGTTACTCTTATAGGGTTTGCAACTAACATCTCTAAGGCTTATTTA